TTCGCCCGAATAGTCGGTATTTGTAATTGCTTCAGCAACCGACGCTCTACGGAAGAATTTGAGGACTTTCTGGCTGAATATTGACGGGTTCCATTTACCACTAGATAAATTGTCATAACCCGCCGAAGTTCCTACAGACATGATATGTCTCCTTTTCGGTTAGATTATTCTTCCCTCTCTTGAAGCCTTAACAATTTCTTTTTCTAATTGTTCAAATTCATGCGGCTTCAATTTAGAGATTTCAGCGTTTGTCCAAATCTTTTTATCTTGATTACTAGTAGCAGGTACAGTTTTTTGCGTGAAAGAAACAGCTTCTGCTGCATCTGCTTTTTTAGATTTAGACTTGGGTTGAGTATTAGAATCTAGTTTGTAAAGGTCGATTATACGAGCAGCCCATCTAGCATCAGTACGGTTTTTATAAATACCGTTTGAGATAGTAGAAGGTTGTGAATCTAGCCATGATAAAAATTCTGAACTTTCTTTTAACTCTACAAAGTCGGGGTGTAACACCAACAACTCCTGTTCAGCCGATTTGTATTTAGCTTCTTCTTCTTTCTTATTAAGAGCAGCAATCCTTTGTTCAATTTCTGCTGTTCTTGCTTCTGCTTGAAGTCGGGAAACAGTTTCAACAACTCCATATACATCAGGGAACTCTTGTTTAAACTCTTCAAGTTCTTCTGTTGTCTTAGGCATCGAGGCTAAAGAAGTAGTTTGTTCTGCTAATTTAGTCTTAGCATCGAGCAATTCTTTTTCTTGTTGCCATTCATTTCGTTGACGATCATGATAGCTTTTAAGATCACTATATCTTTTTTGCCAATCATGTTCCTGTTTCTTAGAAATTAGTCCTTCATCTTTCTGAGTATTTGCCTCTTCAGGAAGGTCAGAAAGATTTAGTTCTTCTGTTTCTTCTTCATCAGAATCTAAGAGAGTCCTTCTATATTCATTCTGATATGGGGTAGGCTCTAGTTCTTCCTCTGCGTTTTGTTCTTTATCAACCATTATACCTCCTTGGGGCCAAAGCGAGAACTTTGGGTATCCATCTTGGGTGTTTACGAACAGGGCCTTTCGGGTAGCTGTTCAGTTTTTATTAAGCAACAGGTTGTATCTGTGCTAATAAATCTTCTTGAGCAGAAGGAGCAGCAGCCATTTGAACAGGCGCTTCTTCCTTCTCTCGTTGTTCTCTTGCTCTTAAACCACGAGCATTCATTTTCTCTAATTTACTTAATCCTATATAATCCGGTAGAGGATAAGGAATTGCTGCTTCTCCTTTAGAAATTTTTATAGGGACTTTTTCAGCAGTTTTAATTTCATTTGGAAGATCAATTCCATCTGCTATAGCCATATCAATAGCTTCTTTAATCATTTTATTTATACTTACTTTTCCACTTTCGTTTGTTGCTTCTGCATTTAAAACATATGATTTATCTGGAAGGTCCATTTCTAAATCATCTGCAACACCCGTTGTTCCATCAGGATCATCAACTATTCCTATAGGACCAAGACCTAGAGTATCTAACTGTGTATCTGCTTGTTCTGGTACTACTAGATCACCTTCTTGATATCCTTTAATCTGTCCACCATGTTTCCATGCATCTCCACCACCTATACCTGTACCAGAACCTGCACCCGTTCCAGCATCATCACCACTACCTGCTGATGGACCTGCGCTTACACCCATACTAACAGCATCGGCTGCTGCAGTATTACTAATATTACCAGTATTTGTCTGTGCGCCACCACTTCCATGACCACTATAACCAAAACCAGTTTCGCCTTTTCCTAGGCCCACCGCTGTGCCAGCAGGACCAGTATCATCTGATTGTTCTCCAAGATTGCCATAAGCAGAGTCTACAGTTCCACCAATAGCACCTGTAGTTCCTAAACCTGATGAGGGTGCACCAGCAAATACAGAACTTGTTCCTTTACCAAATTCTGCTTCTGCTGCTTCTATATCTGCTAAGTCCTGTTCAGTTTCAGTATAATCTTCCATAGCTGCTATTTGCATAGAAAGAGGAGCTACATTGGGAGTTGGTGCTACTCCTGTAATAGCAGATTTCCCAAGTTTACCAGTCATAACACTTAAATTTGCATTACTCAATGCAATGCCTAAAACTCCTAAAGCAGCTATAGTTCCTGCTGCTGTATTTGTTCCTGTATCTATTCCTCCTCCCGCAGCATCTGAATCACCACCATCAGGGGGAGTATAAACAGGAGGAACATATCCACCATCTTGAAGCCTTCGTTTTTCAGGTTTCCTATTACTTAATATATCAGAACCTTGCCTATCAAGTTCCACACCCATTGCTAAATCTAATATATGTTCTTCTACTACTTGTTCTATACTCATACTATCTTCATCATCATTAAAAATAGGAAATTTACTTTCTTTAGTAAAAGAAGTTTCTTCAGGAAATAAATTATTCATTTCATTTTGTAGGGCCATTCTTCTTCTCTTTTTCGAAACTATCCAACGAACTCTTCACCTGTTCCTTCAGGTGCAGGAGGTTGTCCAGTAAAATTGCTTTCCCCTGCAACTGGTGTATTTCCAATACCGATGTTGCCGCCACCAACGCCCGATGGGTCCATTGGATTTGCTCCTGAAGGTACACCTGGACCGGCTCCCATGCCTGGGGGTTGTTGACTACTGGGAGGAGCTTCTTGGCCGTTTCCTGTTGCATTCATTAATCCTCTTAAAATATCTGCAAAGACTGCTGCTTCAGTTGGATCATTAACCAATTCATCAGGATCAATGTCTTGAGAAATAGCAAGTTCTTTCATTAGGTTAGGAATTTTTATAAATGGTGCTAACATGGGATTACTTACTGTTTGTAACAGCGTTGTTAATCTTTGGGAACGAACCTCTTTCTGTATAATAGCAGCAGTTCCTTTTGGTTTAATTTCTAAATCTCCAACGATCTCAGCATTCTCATCATTGAATTGCATATTCCATTGGAAGAAACATTCACCAAGAGGCTTTAAAAGAAAATCATCTATATTTTTTACAACTGTTTTAATTGATAATCCTGCTGAATTTAAAAGCATAGAAAGACCAGCAGCTGTTCTGCCTGTTCCTGTTACTCCTGTTTGTCCATGAACTACAGAAGGGATACCTGTTTGTTCATCTGATAACCGTCGAGCAGTATCAAACATTTGTAAATTTTCACCAGCGGTGCTAGGGAACTTAACACCATTAACTGCTGTACCTGATTGTCCAGACTGCCGTCTGAAAATCTTACCGGGATAAATATCCATTGATTGCCCTGGAACTAGTTGGGTTTCATCAATATCAAAAACCATGTTACCAGCAAGGGCTAGGTTATCAATAGCCATACGCATATGACCATTCATTAGTAATTGTGAATCTTCCATATTTTCTGCTACACCAATACCAAAGAGTTGATATGGGTTTAGTTCGTAGGGGAAAGTATAGAAAGGAATACGAGCAGGAATAAAAGGGTTGAGAACTAATCTAATAACTTGGTTTTCAACTATCCATGCATTTACTTGTACTGATTCAAGATCACTGACGGAATCGGGAATATCTAAGCCAAATGCTTTTCCTAACATTGCATCTAGCATTCCCCAATATTCTAGTACTTCATACCGTTTATCAGAGAAAAGATATTCATCCCCTGCTGAATCAATTTCAGATTCAAAATGTTTTGATTCATATTTAGGAGATTCAGAAAGAACATCTTCAATAGCCATCTTATCAAAGTATGGACGATGAATAAGATTACGTAAATGTTCTCTATTGTATCTATGTCGTTGTATTACATATTCAGCATCGTTTAGTGAAACAGCTGCCGGATCAGGATAAAAATCCCAACAAGAAACTGCTTCAATTTTTGGTATAACCTTTTCATAAGGCTCGTAAATTTTCTGATCATTTTCTATTTTCCAATTATGTATAGTTTTGTTAAAATTAAATGGTCCTTTAATAATTCCTGTTCCAAGCAAGCAGCATTCAAAAATAGCATGACGAAGAACAGTCATTGCATTTGTATTCATTAACTGATCATGAATTTGTTTTTCTAAATTACGTGCTGTTTCTTGTGCTGGAGAAATCTGTGCTGTACCAAAAATAGCTGGTCCTTCTACTAAAGAAGAATCAGCATACTTCTCTTTTAACCCTGCAAGAAACTCTTCCATATTTTCTCCAGTATATCCTAGTTCGGATAATGGAGTGTTCATCATATTTTCAGAAAGTTGTTTTTCTTCAGGAGAAGGTATGTGTGCAAATTCTGCTACACCTTCCGGTACAGGAGAACTTGAAACAGTAATTGGAAACTTGTTGTTTGAAAAGAGAATATCAATAATTTGACCAAAAGCAGCAAGTACTTTTACTTTAGTGATCTTAATAAATACTTTTGATTTCTCAGAAGAAGTATACGCAGATGTACCGTCAGAAACACCACGATAATTTTTATAAGATTTTAACCAGCGTATTTCATCAGCATATCGACCATGTTCTGCTTCGATAAACTTCTCTTTAATATAGCCAGCAAGGGCGGGTGTTTCTTCTGAATCTAACTCAACTACATCTTGTTCTTGAGGGGTATCCATTTATGAAGGTATTACTTTCCAGAAGTATCATATACAGAAAAATCATCTGCCATCCTAAAGATAGCTGCTTCATCATTTTTCATTTTCATCTTTGAAGTCTGAACAAACTGACTGAAGTTAGCACCTGTAGAACCAAGCAAGTCACCTTCTTTAGCTTCACGATACAAGCTACTTGCATCTACATCACTCATCTCTCCTGTTTTTATTCCATGACTTTTCATTTCTTTTGATACACCTTCAAAGTCGGCTTTACCTGGATAACGATATTTAGCTGGCATATTAAGTCTCCTTATGCTCTGGTTGGTTTACGAATAGAAGCAACCTTGCCGCCTCTATTCATTGCATATTTCTTACGTGTTATTCTTCCACCTCTTTTTTGTCCACCTGAAAAACCTAGTTCTTTATCTAGGTCTTCAGTAGCTTGCACATCTGCTGCTATCTGTGATGGACTTCTATTTAGACCAAGTAGCTTTTCTACTCGTTCAGTAACAGGATCAAGTTTTTCTACAGTTCCTGAAACCCTTGGTGATGATCCTGGTGTTGGTCCAACATTTGAAACAGCTACTACTGGAGCAGGTTGATTCTTAGAAGCTCTATCTCGTTTTACTGCATCTCTACCTCGTTTTACCTCTTCATCTATTTTTGCTTTATAATAATGTGGACTGTCAGATAAAGGATCAATCCTTCTATAGCCTTCATGTTCTGCTGGATTTACTCTTGGCTCAGGGGCAAACTTTTCCCCTTGTTTCCTTTTTCTTGGATGGCCTTGTCCCTTAGTACTAACTACTTTAGAAGAAGGTTGAGTTTTCTCTTTAGATGTTGGAACTACTTGTTTCCTTTTTCCTGGGCGGCCTTGTCCCTTAGTACTAATTGTTATAGAAGGGTCTTCA